GCCCTACGTGGGGCGCGAGTTCGTCTTTGGCGTGGTGGACTGCTACACGCTCTGCAGGGACTGGTACAACCGCGAATTTGGGCTGAACCTCCGCGACTACGACCGCCGCGACGAATTTTGGCTGCGAGGTGAGAATTTATACCTAGACAACTTCGCCAACGAAGGCTTTTACCCGATCCCGCTGGAGGAGCTGCAGTATGGCGATGCAATCCTCATGCAACTGCAATCGCCCCTACCCAACCACGCCGCCATATACCTAGGTGACCAACTGATCATCCACCACGTCCAGAAACGGCTTAGTAGCAGGGACGTATACGGCGGTTATTATTTGAAAAGCACCGCCCGAGTCCTGCGGCATGAAAGTCGTTAAGGTCTACGGCGCACTCCGCAAAAAGCTGGGGCAATGCCGCTTCCAGTTTGAGGCCGACACCCCAGCGCAGGCGCTCAAGGCACTTTGCATCAACTTTCCCGGCCTAGAAAAGTGGTTATTGGATAGCGAAAATGACGGGGTTAGCTATCGCGTAACCATCGGAAAAGAAAAACTGACAGAACATAATGCAGGCTTAATTGTTGGTCCGTGGAGTGAACGTGAAGTATTCAGCATTACCCCTGTATTGACTGGCGCAGGACAAGGCGCGGGACAAATTTTTGCGGGCATCGGTCTTGTTGCGTTGGCTATTTTGGCCGCCCCGATTGGCGGCGGTTTTCTTGGTTTAGGCGCAGGTGCGTTTGGCAGTACAGCCGCTGGGGCTGCTTCCGGTTTCACGCTTGGCGCGGCGGCATCCAGCGCAATCGGCGCTATTGGTGTTGCTGTGGCATTGGGAGGAGTCGCACAAGCCCTTTCGCCTGCTCCGGTCAATTCAACCGCTGCCGTCAATACGTACGAGCGCGGACGCGACGCCGCAAAGTTTGAATCCTTTACTTTCTCGGGCATCGTCAACACCGAAAAGCAAGGCTTGCCCGTGCCAATTATTTATGGCCGGTGCTTCACCGGATCGTCTGTAATCTCTGTTGGTATTGACGTGGATCAACTGATATGACACGAATTGTTGGCTCTGGTGGTGGCGGTGGTGGCGGTTGCTTCCTAGGGCATACGCTCGTCGCGGTTCCCAGCGGCCAACGCCGCATTGATGAACTACAGCCAGACGATCTAGTTCTGAGCTTTGACCACACCGGCGAAGTCCACGAAGCCAAGATCCTCAAGGTTCACGAACACGAAGGCGAGCGCGTCATTCGTTACACGCTCTGGGGCGGACAGCATCTTGATGCCACCCCGAACCACTGGGTTCTCAACCAGTTCAATGCCTTCGTCGAAATTGACACGCTTGGCACTGACGACTGCCTCGTTGATGCCAACGGTCACCTCCGTCCCATCGTCGGCAAGACCGAATTCTGCACTGGCACTGTCTACAACCTGACCGTCGAAGGTCACCACACCTTCATTGCTAACGGTGTTCGCGTCCACAATGCCGGCCTCGGTCTTGGTATCGCTGGCGCTGGTGGAGGTGGAGGTGGAGGTGGCGGCAAAGGTGCTGGCGGTGGTGCTGCACAACGAACCCCAACAGAGGCAGACGATTCGCTGCAGTCGGTCCAATACGCCAATGTGCTGGACCTTCTCGGTGAAGGCGAAATTCAAGGCATTGAAAACAGCACCAAGGGCATTTATCTCGATAGCACGCCAATCGTTGATGCCAACGACAGCCCTAACTTCACAGGCTACACCGTTGTTACCCGCAATGGCACGCAGGATCAGGCGGTTATACCGGACATTATTGGCACTGAAAGTGAGAACATCGTCAACGTTGAAATCACCAAAGATTTTCCTGTAACTCGTTCTATTGCCAACAACAACATTGATCGAATCCGCGTCACCATTGTTGTCCCAAACCTTCAACAGTTTCAGACCAACGGCGACATCCTTGCGACCAGCGTCTCGCTAGAGATCAAAGTTCAATACAACGGCGGCGGCTTTAACACCGTTCTTTCTGACACGATTGCTGGCAAAACCAGCAGCCGTTACCAGCGCGATTACATCTTTGAACTGACTGGCGCATTCCCCGTTGACATCAAGGTCGTCCGCACCAGCGATGACGCCTCATCCGCCAGAACACAAAACGAACTGTACTGGTACAGCTACACCGAAATTATTGATCAGCGGTTTCGCTACCCAAACTCCGCACTTGCGTTTCTGCGCTTTGACTCGCGCCAGTTCAATAACATCCCAAGCCGTAAGTATCTGGTTCGCGGCATTAAAGTTGCCATCCCAAGCAACGCCACGGTTGATACCACCACGCATCCGGGACGCATCACCTACGCCGGTGTCTGGGACGGTACGTTTGCCGCAGCCACATGGACGAACGATCCGGCTTGGTGCCTGTGGGATCTGCTGACCAATACCCGCTACGGCGCCAGTGTTCCTACCAGCAGCCTTGATCGCTACGACTTCTATTCCATCAGCCAATACTGCAACGAACTGGTTGATAACGGCAAAGGCGGCTTGGAGCCTCGCTTTTCGTGCAATCTGCTGATCAACAGCCGCGACGAGGTTTACAACGTCATCCAAGAGATGACCAGCCTGTTCCGCGGCATTGCGTATTACGGTGCGGGTTCGCTGGTACTGCAACAGGATAAACCTAGTGATTCGCAATATTTGCTCGGACCAAGCAACGTTGTTGATGGCATCTTCGTTTACAGCGGCACTTCGCAAAAAGCACGCCACACCACTGCAACTGTTGCGTACCAGACCTACGAATTGCTTGGCGAAGTTCAATACGAATACGTTGAAGATGCAACTGCCGTTTCCAAATACGGCATCATCAACAAAGACATCAAGGCGCTGGGTTGCTACAGCCAAGGTCAAGCGCACCGTGCTGGTAAATGGGCGCTGCTGAGCGAACAAAACCTGACCGAAACCGTCACCTTCTCAGTTTCAATCGACAGCGGTATCATCCTGCGCCCCGGCATGGTAATTGACATTGCCGATCCGATGAAGGCTGGTACGCGCCGCAGTGGTCGCGTCAGTTCTGCCACCACAACCGCCATCACCGTTGACAGCAGCACCAATCTGACCGTCAACCTATCCAACAGTCCAACGGTTTCCGCGCTGATGCCCAACGGCTTGGTGGAAACCAAAACCATCAGCAGCATTTCCGGCACAACGATTAATGTCAGCAGCGCGTTTAGCGAAGCACCCAACGCCAATGCCATCTGGCTAATCCAAACCAGCGATGTTGAAGCACAGCAATTCCGCGTCCTGAATGTCGCTGAAGCCGAAGATGGCATTTACGGCGTTACTGCACTGGCGTATAACCAGTCGATTTACAACTCGATTGAAAGTGATCTTGTTATCACAACACCCGACATTTCAAACCTCAGCGAAATTCCAAATCCTGTAAGTAGCATCAGCGGCTACGAATACATTTATGCCGAAGGAAATAGCGCACTTGTCGGCTTCCAACTTGACTGGATTCCACCTGCTGGTGCGATCAATAATTACGTTGTTCAGTATCGAATGGACAACGATAACTGGCAACGTCTCAACACAACTGCACCATCGGTTGCTTTAACTCGCCTGCGCGAAGGCACGCTTAATGTTCAAATCCAAGTTGAAAACGCACTCGGCAAAAAGGGCGCAGTATCGACTGCAACTTTTAACTTGGTCGGCAAAACCGCAAGCCCAGCAAATGTCCAAAATCTGCAGCTTGAAGTTCTAAGTGACAACACAGCACGTCTTAGCTGGGAATCATCGTTTGAGATTGACGTTATTAATGGCGGTGCGGTTTATGTGCGTCATTCTGCCTTGATCGATGGCTCCGCAAGCTGGAACGATTCCGTTGACCTTGTTCCCGCACTTCCCGGAAACGCAACTACCGCCACAATCCCGCTGGTGGAAGGTGAAATCTTTGTTCGCTTTGTTGATGACGGCGGACGAATCAGCCCCAATGAAACCAGCATCATCATTGATTTGCCTGAAACCCAAGGCAAGCTGATTGTTCAAACGCGCCGTGAAGATCAAGACAGCCCACCGTTCCAAGGCAGCCAAGTTGATGTTTTTTACGACGAAGATTATGACGCTTTGACTTTGAATGGCGCGGATCAAATTGATGACGTACTGGATATTGATGCGCTGACTTCGTTCGATTTTATGGGTGACGTTACAACAACCGGCACCTACGGCTTTGCCAATACGCTTGATCTGGGCAGCACATTTTCACTAGACCTCACCCGCTACTTTGTAACCCGTGGCTTCCTGCCAAACGACACAATGGATGGCCGTTCTGGTTTGGTTGACAACTGGTTGAGCTGGGATGGCGCCGATGTGAACCGTGTCAACGCTGTTCTGAAGGTTCGCACCACAGAAGATGATCCGACTGGCACGCCAACTTGGTCGTCCTATCAGGAGTTCATCAGCGGCACCTACAAGGCGCGGGCGTTCCAATTCCAAGCCGAGCTGCAGTCCAATGACGTGGCGCAGAACATCCTGATCGACGAGCTGGGCTACACCGCCACGCTGCAGCGACGCACCGAAAACAGCAACGGCACGATTGCCAGTGGAGCAGGCGCCAAGGCCATCACCTTCGACAAGCCATTTTTCGTTGGTACGGCCAGCTTGGGCGGCGTCAACACCTACCTTCCCAGCATCGGCATTACGGCTTTGAACATGGGAAGCGGCGAATTCTTTGAGGTCACCAGCATCAGCAGCACTGGCTTTACCGTCACCTTCAAAAACTCGGGTGGAACGGCGGTTAACCGTAATTTCAACTGGAGTGCGGTTGGCTATGGCCGAGGCGGCTAAAGTTGGACAAATACTGTCCTGGTAAGGACTCGGCATGGCACAACACGATTACGTGATCGCTAACGGCACCGGCGCTGCCGTCCGTTCCGATCTCAACAACGCACTGGCCGCCATCGTCAGCCAGAACAGCGGTGCCACCACTCCTAGCACCACCTATGCGTACCAATGGTGGGCGGATACAACGACGGGACTTTTGAAGCTCCGCAATTCCGCTAACTCGGCTTGGATCACCCTGTTCCAACTGGACGGCGAGTGGTCAACGATTGCATTGGAGAACGGTACGGCTGCTGCACCGTCGATCTACTTCAAGGACAGCGGCACTGACACTGGCTTTTATTCTCCCGGCACCGATCAGGTTGGAATTTCAACGGGTGGCACGGCTCGCCTGACGATTGACGCCAACGGAAACGTCAACATCGATAGCAACACGCTCTACGTTGATGCCACCAATAACAGGGTAGGTCTGGGGACTAGCAGTCCTGGTAGTATTCTCGACATTGGAAGTGGTTCTGCTGCTGGAATCACTCAGTTGACACTAAAAGGTGGCACAGTTGCTGGCGACTATGGTATTTTCAGCATCCAAAATGGATCTACGGCACGCGGGAGAATTGTTGCTGACGCATCTACAGATGAGCTAAGAATTGATACATCAGGCGGCGCCAGCACCAGGATTCGTTTTTTAACAGGATCCGGCTACACCCCCGCGATGACCATTGACTCGTCACAGCGAGTAGGGATTGGCACTACTGCGCCCAGCTCAAAGTTAACAATCACAGAAACA